TCGACGCCATGGAGGCGGAATGGACGGCGCTCCCGGCGCCGATCGCCGAGACCACCCCCGCCGTAACCGCGGAAGTGGTCACCATCCCCGTGGTGCATGCGGACGTAAAGAAGGCGCGCTTTCGCCGCGCCCTCGATGTCGAGGGGCGACTGGTGGAAGGGGCTGATGTTTCGGACGAAGACGCGGCGTGGCTGGCCCGATATCAGGCGCTCCCTGAATACCGGGCGGCGAAGAGCATGTACGACGATTTCGGCGACGAGTGGCTAACCGCGTAACCGAAAAAAGACCCCCGCCTGGCAGGGCGGAGGTCCGATTAAGAGTGGCTTTAGAGGTGATAAGAAAATGAACGCAGTAGATGTTCCTGTCAATTCCAGCATTGCGCCGCTGCGCAATGTTCTTCTGCTCACGGAGCTGATGGAGCGCGTGATGAATCGCACGCCCGGCCTGCCTGGTCTGGCGTCTTTCACGGGCTATTCCGGTTATGGCAAAACGCACGCCTGCATCTATGTCGCCAACCGCCATCGCGCCTATCACATCCAAGTCAAAAGCGTTTGGACCCGGAAAAAGCTGGTCACCTCGATCCTACAAGAGATGGGCATCCAGTCGGCGGCCACTATTCCCGACATGGTCGATCAGATTGGCCAGGAACTGTCGCTTTCACGGCGCCCGCTGATCATCGACGAGGCCGATATTCTGGTCTCGAAGAACATGATCGAGGTGGTCCGCGACATCTATGAGAGCAGCCAAGGCACCATCTTGCTGGTTGGCGAAGAGCAGCTCCCGCAGAAGCTCAAGAAGTGGGAGCGGGTCCATGGCCGCATGCTCGATTGGGTCCAGGCTCAACCGGCATCGATCGGGGACGCCCGGCATCTGGCCAAACTTTATTGCCGGGGCATCGATGTCACCGATGATCTGCTGGCCTCGCTGCACGCGGCCTCCGGAGGATCTGCACGGCGCATTTGCGTCAACCTCGATCGGGTTCGCGAGAAAGCCGAGACGGCCGGGATTTCCAAGATCGGCGTCGCGGAATTCGGTTCCGACTTCTTCACCGGCAATCCGCCGCCCCGGAGGTCGTGATGTCGCGCAAACCTGTGCATTTGCTGGCAGTCAGCAAAAAACCGACCGGGCGTCAGGCCATTTGGCAGGCGATCCGCGCCCATCGCCATGGTTTCACCGTCGCCGATCTTGCGCGCGAAACTGACATCCATCGAGACACGATCAAGACCTACGTCCAATCCCTCGAAAAAGGCGGATACCTCGTCCCGCAATTCAGTATCCCGCCCGACTGGCGGCTGGAGCGTGATGTTGGCGTTGAGGCGCCTCGTGTCACTCGCGATGGAAAACCGGTCACTCAAGGTCTTGCGCGCGAGCAGATGTGGCGAACCATGAAGATTCTGTCCGCCGATTTCAGTTGGCGCGACTTGGCGATCGCCGCTTCGACCGAAGCGGTTCCCGTGGCCGAGAAGGATGCAAAGGATTACTGCGGGAATTTGGCGTTGGCCGGATATCTACTCATCGTCACCAAGGGAAAGGGCGGCAGCAAGGCCTCGTCAATTGCCACCCGTTACCGCTTCAATCGCGCCAAAAACACCGGCCCCAAACCGCCCATGGTTCAGCGCATGCAAACCGTGTTTGACCCCAATTTGGGGCAAATCGTCTGGCATCCCGAGGTGGACGCATGAGCGCCGTCGACCGCGCTATCGCCGCATGGGGCGAGTCCCTGCCGGATTGGTTGGAGGCGCTGGCCCGCGCCTGCGACCGGCAAAGCCAAAATACCGTAGCCAAGAAGATCGGCTACTCCGGCGCCCTAGTCAGTCAAGTCCTCAATGCCAAGTATGGCGGCGGTTTAACGGCCGTTGAACAGGCTGTTCGCGGCGCGTTCATGAGCGCCACGGTGGATTGCCCGATTGTCGGCGAATTGGCGGCTGATGTCTGCAACAGCCATCAGCGATCGCCGTGGGCGCCACACAACCCCACTCGGATCGCGTTTTTCAAAGGGTGCCGCAACGGCTGCCCACACTCCCGTGTTGAAGGAGGCAAAGATGCTCAGTGAAAACATCGCGGCCCTGCGCCAGCACCTTCTGAAATACGCCACCACCGGCGTAGTGATGGAGCCCACCGCTGTAGCGCGAATCACCGATCTGCTGCTGACGCTGGTTCTTGATGCGGCGGCGCTGGAGCAATCGCTGATTTCGCCGGTCGCCATGGCGCCCGACCTCCTCCCCGAAAACGTGGTGGTGGTCGATTGGCCGAAGGCTGGGCCGAGGGCTGACCTTCAAGGCGGTGTGGCATGACCGGCCCGTTGGAACTCGGCCAACCGGTGACTTTTACCGACGGCACCGTTGAGAAATCCGGCATCGTTTCGGTGGTTTGGATGGGCGGGCGCCGCGCCATCGTCGCAACGCCGGACGGTGAGATGCTGACGTGGAAGGCTGATCAACCCAGCCACCCCAACCTCGCCACCACCGTGACGGTTGATCTCGAAAAAGCCGAGGAGATCGCCCTGGACACGTTGGCCGGCGATCGCGTCGAAGGATCAGTCACCAGGCAGATGCTGGTGTTGGCTGCCGCCGTCATCGCCTTGCGCGAAGGGAGGGCGCCATGACGGAAGCCCGCCATCCTGTCACCATGGCACTGATCAAACAGTGTGTTGCCGCCCATTACCAAGTGACGGTGACCGAGATGGTTAGCCGGCGCCAAGGGGTGGCCAGCGCGCCTCGCCAAATCGCCATGTATCTGGCTGCGACCCTTTCGGTCCACAGCCTTCCTGAAATCGGCGCGGCCTTTCATCGCGACCATACGACCGTCATGTACGCCCGTGACATCGTCAAGACCCGCATGGCAAACAGCAGCATCTTGGCGGCGGATATCCGCAAGCTGAGGGCTGACATCCTCGCTGCCGCTAATCCACCCAGCCCGAGCGAAACGCTCGCCGTGCGCCTCGTGCTCGACACCGCCGCCGTGTTCCGGACGGCGGGGTTGACCATGGCGGCCTCCGATCCTGCCGCTACCATCCATCTGCTCGCCCCGGTCGCCGCCGCCTTTGGCGTGACGCTGCCCAAAGAGGTGACGTGATGCTGGAGATCCTCTTCATCGCGTGGCTTTACGTCGCGGCGACGACTCTTCGCCGGCCACGGACGCCATCGCCACCGCCGTTTGTAGACCCATCAAACCCCATTGAAAGGCCCTGAAATGACTATTCAAGACCACATTGAAGCCATCACCCGGCCATCGGGCCTGGACGGCTGCATCGACGTTCACGGCAAGCTGTACATGCAGTCTGCGGACGGCGGCTTGATGCCTCTGGAATTGGTCAAGCCCGAGCGGCTTCTGGAAGACCAGATGGTCCGCAAGATCATCGATTTCGCCAAGGAGCTTTCCGCACAGATCGATCGCTTCAAAGGCCACACCCTCGACGATGCCGCGACCTTCCTATCGTTGCTGGCCGAGAAATACGGGGCGACCCGTCGTGGCGGCAAGAAGGGCAACGTCACCTTCACCAGCTATGACGGGCTCCTGCGGTTCGAGGTGCGGATCGCCGAGGCACTGACCTTCGGGCCGGAATTGCAGACGGCCAAGGAGCTGATCGACGAATGCATCAACGAATGGGCCGCCGATGCCAGCGGCGCGATCCGCATGCTGATCAATGAAGCCTTCCAGGTCGACCAAGCGGGGCGCATCGACCGCAATGCCGTCCTCAAACTGCGCAATGTCGAGATCGACGACGAACGCTGGCTCCGGGCCATGGAGGCGATCACCGCGTCGATCCGCGTGACCGGCACCAAAACGCAGTTCTATTTCAAGACACGCACCACCCCCGATTCCGGCTGGCAGAGCATCACCATCGATCTGGCGGCGGCCGAGGCGCCACGGCAATCCAGCGAGGTGCAATGATGTGCGATTGCATCACCCGCATCAATGAACTGCTGGCCCCGCGCAATGGCAGGCTGATTCTCACGTTTACTCTCACGGATGGACTTTCCGACTTCCCTACCATCGAGATCGAAAAGATTGCCCCACGCGGAAAAAAACCGCCTCGGGTAATGCCGACGTTTTGTCCGTTTTGTGGTGAAAAATATGCAACGGAGAGCGAAGGAGGTGTGGAATGAAAACCTTTGAACGCGGCAAAACGATCAAGGAACTCCAAGCTTCCTGCGTGGCTGCCGGCTGGTCGCTCAATACCGACAAATATAAGGCGGGATCGGACTTTGTTTCGTTTCAAGGCATTTTCGCCGGAGAAACCGCGAATGTCCTCTACAGCAGCTTCAATGGCCGGTTCTTCGGGCAAACCAAAAATGGAACGTGGTTCAATTCGGACAGTGGGGATTTGGACCAGGAGCCGTGGTTCGACGCCCTGCTGAACTTTCTCTATGTCGCGAAGGGAGATCCGTCATGAATGCCCTGTCTCCGGAAATGGCCGGCGTCGAAAAGGCTGTGGTCAACCGCCTAACCACCATGGCCGAAGAAGGGGCTGTGCTGCTGGGGAAGAGGCAAGATAGCGCCGCCGAACTGCTCTTCCTTGCCGCGATCGAAGCCGCCATGAAGCACAAAACCTACGCACCCCTCGCGGATCAGATCAACGAGATTTGGCCAAGCCTCAGCGGTCTCGCGGACGTGGAGGCCGATGACGACGTTCCCGAATAGGCGAAACGCCCGGCGCTATAGCGCCGGTGCGTCGGTAGGGGGCTGGCCGCCCCGCCCTGATGATGCCAGGCCAATGGATGAGGTGATGTCATGCTGACACCGCTTGCACAACGGATCTTGGAATTGGATGTCGCCGCCACGGCGCTGGCCAACACACTCGGCCGCACCGATCGGGGCGACCAGGTCCGGCGTCACGTCAAGAATCTGCGTCTGGCCGCCGGCCGCGTGGTGCTGGCCGAGTTGGCGACCCATCCCGAACAGATTGAACCGGCCGAAGCGGTCAGGCTGATGATCAATCACGCGATCGCGGCCGGCATGGAATGGACGGCGATCGCGGCGGCGGTCAACAACGCGAGCGAGCGGAGATCGTCATGAGGCTTTGCTGCCACCCAACCTGCCAGGAACCCACCAAGACGGGCCAGTTGATGTGCAGGTCTCATTGGTTTGGCCTTCCGAAGCCGCTCCGTGACGCGATCTGGGCCACCTGGCGTAGCAAGGATCGGGTGTCGTGGCTGAAGAATGTCCGCGAGGCGGAACGGTTTTACGAAGAGAAGGTGTTGCCATGAACCTTCCCACCGTTGCTTTGAGCATCCGACAGCCGTGGGCCTGGGCAATCGTCGCGGGTTTCAAGGACGTGGAGAACCGCTCCACTTTCGCCGTTACGAAGGGTTCCATGCAACCCCGGCTCATCGCCGTTCATGCCGCCAAAGGGATGACACGCGACGAATACGAGGACGCGGCCGACTTCATGGCGCACCTCGGTGTTGAGTGCCCGCGTCCCGATGACCTTGTCCGGGGCGCCGTCATCGGTGGCGTCACCGTGAAAGCCGTTGTGAAATCGTTCCCGAGCCGCTGGTTCTTCGGGCCGCGCGGCTTGGTGTTGGCTGATGCCTATCAGGTCGATCCGATCCCCGCGACCGGCGCTCTCGGTTATTTCGAATGGCGGATCGGCGGCGAGTTGTCCGCGCCACTGCCATGGATGAGGGCTTGGCCGGATAAGCGTTTGCGACAGATGGTGGTCGGCACCGAACCCCAGAAAGCGGCTTTGCCGTTGTTCGAGTGAGCGGAGGGTGGTGTGAACGATTTTCTTTCCGGCATGTGCTTTATGCTCATTTTGGTGGCGGCCCTCCGTTGTTGGCCGACTGACGACAGTGATCGTGACGCTGATCACCGCTCCGGTATGGGCGTCTACACGGATTACAAGACGGGCTTGCAGTACCTTGGGAAATGCGGCGCGTTGACGCCACGTCTCGATACAGATGGGAAACAGATTATGATCGAGGCTCATCATGACTGACCGTAAGCCCGTCACCCTCGACGATCTGAATCGGGACGAACTGCTGTCTCTCGCTCAGTCGCATGGCTTGTGGCTGGAGAGCGATCTTGTCTGGGCGCAGTGGATGGTCGCCAGCGCCAGGGCGCTCAAGGCACAGGATGCCGTTGTCACTTTTCTCGGCCAGATCGGGCCGGCGGCCAAGGCATTCGACGCCGCCCATAAGGAGTTCGATCCGCAGGCGAGCGTTCAAAAAATGGATCGGGCGCTCAAGAAAATCGAGGTGGCGAGGGCGGAATATCGGCGCGTCGAAGCAGAATATAGCAGGCTCTCCGCTAAGGCTGGCTGGTGCCAGCGCCGGGCAAACCGTCTTTACCGGCTGTACGAGGAGTTGCCGCGATGACCGCACCAGCCTCCCGCGCTGCCCTCATTAAAGCCATCCATGCCGCCAAAACCCATGCCGGCATGGATGATGACACCTATCGCGACGTGTTGGCCGCCCAAGCCGGCGGCAAGCGATCCTCCAAGGACTGCACCGATGCCCAGTTGCGCCAGGTGCTCGCCCATCTCAACGGCGCCAACACCGGATCGGGCTTCCGCCCCAGCAGCCGGCCCGAAGTGCGTCTGATCTATGCGTTGTGGGGTGACCTGAAACAGCGCGAGGTTTTGGACAATCCGAGCAAGGCCGGCTTGCGCGCCTTCTGCGCCCGCATGGCCAATCTGGGCGCCGATGCCGCGACCGATCCGGAATTTCTGAAGCCCAACCAATGCCGCGTCGTTATCGAAGGGCTGAAGGCCTGGATCGCCAGGGAGCAATCGAAGTGAGCGAAGATCTTCACACCCCTGAAGTCGTGAACTTCCCCATTCAGAAGTCCGCGCAGGATAGCACCGGAGAACCGGCAGCCACCGTGACGGTGATCGATTTTTCCAAAGTGCGGTCGGTTCGACGCACGCCTTCGGTTCAGCGTCCATGCTGCAAGCATTTCGCTGTTACGGTCGATACGCACAACCGGGAGGTCATCTGCCGTGAGTGTGGCGCGACCATTGATCCCTTCGATTATCTGAGCGGATGGGCCAATAGGGAAGAAGGGGAAGTCTTGGCCGCCGCCGAACTGCGCAAGGATGCCGAGCGCCTGAAAACCGAGATCGACACCCTCAAGCGCGAGCGGGCGAACGAAAAGTCCAAGCTCGATCGGATTCTCCTGGCGCAGAACAAGGCACGGAAGGAGGAGTCCTGATGGACGAAATCATCGATATTGAAGGCCTTTTTCTTCCACACCTCCTCCTTATCGTTATCGAGGCGCTGAAGGCATGGATCGCCAGGGTGGCGGCATGAGCACCAAAGTTCCTCCGTTATCCGGCCATCTCGGCGAATTGGTCCGTCGTGGGCATGGGGGCGCCGCCGTCCGGCTGATATTGGAATGGGGTGGATCGAAGCGATATATTCCGGAGGAACCCCAGCCGAATAGCCCGCTGGTTGCCGTTGTCGGGATGGCCGCCGCCAACGTTCTGGCCGAACTTTTCGGCGGCAATTATTACGATATTCCGCCCAGGATGGTGCTTGACGGGGAATCACTAAAGCAGCAAATCCTGAAGGAAGACGGGACCACCAGAGAAGTGGCTCAAAAACTTGGGACCACGGAACGGCATGTGCGAAGAGTACGAAGAGACGGCGGGTGCGAACCTCGTTCCAAGCGCCCTGTAGACATCCGTCAACTAGTCATGTTTGATTAGGGTCTTACTTCGATATAGTCACTCGGTCCATGGTCCGTCTAGTACAGCCAGGGTGACAACTGTCACCCTCAGCGTCACCGAATATTATTCAGGTGACGCACCGTGCCTTATCCCTCCGCAGCCATCCCCTCCACTGCCGATAACTTCGCTGATTGGCTTGCTAGCCTGACCGATGCGCAGGTCATGGCAGTGACTTTGTTGGGAGAGGCTCGCGGCGAGGATACGCTTGGTCGCCAAATGGTCGCCAATGTCTTCATGACCCGCGTCAAGATCGCCCAGGAACATCAAGCCCGCGTCGGCGCTCCTTATTGGTGGGGCGCCAATGTTCGGGAAGTCGTTCTTAAGCCGTGGCAGTTCTCGTGCTGGAACGAAAATGATCCTAACCGGCCAGAGTTAGCGAATCTGCCAAATACGCCACTTTGGCCCGAGGCGATGTTCATTGCCGACACGGCGGTTGCGGGAAATTTGGCCGATCACACGAACGGCGCCACCCACTACCTCAATCCCAGAACCGTGGGACTTTGGCCGACCTGGGCCACACCGGCAAATCAGGTCGCCGCGCATCTTCATCACACCTTTTACCGCGTTCTTTAGGAGGCCTTTATGAAGGGCTATCGCACCGTCATTTTTTCGGCCGTCGTCATGTTGGGTGGCATGGTCGGTTGGCACGTCGCTCCGGACGTGATCAACAACTATCTGGATATCATCTTCGCCGCCATCGGTGTCGGCGTCTTGGTGTTGCGCATTGTCACCACCACTCCGTTCGGGGCAGCGGTCGCCGCCGATCTCGGCACCAAGCCAAGCGACCTTGAGTATCTGTTGTCGAAACTCGACCCGGACATGTCGGACAACCTCAATTCCGCTATTTCCGATCTCAACACGGCGGTCGGCAAGCTGACTGGCCATGTGCCGGTGGCCCAGGCGACGATCGATGCGCTCGCCGCCGTGGCGCAGACCATCACCAGCACCGTCGCCAGTTCCACGGCTCCGCCTCAACCTGTGACGGCGGCTGGTCAGGCTGCGACAGCTCTGGGCACGGCCAGCAGCGCGATCAATTCGGCGACGACGGCTATCGATTCGGCCACCACCGCCTTGGTTCAGTGAGGTTAAATTGAAAAATCTTAGGCAATATTTCGTGATTGCCGTCAGCGTGGCCCTTGGTCTTGCTTTGGCGGCCTGCGCCGGCACCTCCGGCACCCCCTCCACCCCATGGACGGATGCCCAGACGGCCTATGTCGAACTCACCTCCTACCAGGCCGCGCAGGCGGCGGCACTGGCTGTCGCCCAGTCGCCCGGCCTCTCGGCAAAAGCAGTGGCCGAGATCTCGGCCTCGGAGGAAATCGCCACGGCGGCGATCATGGCTCAAGCGCAAGCGCTGGCCTCGGGAGGGAGCGCCGGAGCGCAGGCGACCGCCGCCATAATCTCGGCGGCCGGCAACTCAGTGTCGGCGATCGTCCGGGAGGTTGGCGCCCAGCATGGGACCACCAACGTCGATGCCGAGGCGTTGGGTGTGGCGGGGGGCATTGCCGCCCTATCGAGCGCCCCGGCGATCATCACGGCGATCGACAAAGTGGGGGCCGGATATCAACCGACCACTGCCGATCTTGTCGCCTTGGTCCGGGTGATCGAGCAGACCCACCAGCAGATGCGGCAACTTGGCCAGCCGGGTGCGTAGTGACCGATATTTGTGACGAAGCACAGGCACGCGAAGAGGGGGAACGGGAGGCGGTTCTGGACGCCTTCCGTGGCCGCCCCAAGCCCGCCGCCGCGAGTGCTTATTTCTGCCGAAGCTGCGGCGAGCGCATTCCCGACGCGCGGCGTGAGGCGGTGGAAGGCACTCAATTCTGCACGTTCTGCGCATCTCAAATCGATAAGGGGGGGCGATGAATCTCGATCTGGCGAATGCCGATCACCTGGTCGCTGTATTGGCTTTTGGCGGCGCTGTGGTGGTGGCGGTCTTGAGCGCCGCCTCAAACTGGTGGCTCTCCAAACGGTTTGCCGCACGCTCCACCGTGTTGGCCCTTGAAACCGGTTTCGACACCTATCTCAAAGAGCACGGCAAGGAACACGATCAGGTCTCCGATCGATTCCGATCTGGCGAGATCCGCTTCGCCAAGATCGAGGAGCGCATGAAGGGGCTTCCAACCAAGGAAGACATCACCGCGCTCCGTGTCGAGATGGCCCGCCTCGGAGGCGCGGTCGACGCCAATACGGAGAACAACAAGGCTGTCGCCGCCGCTGTCGATCGCCTGGTCACCTTTCACATGAAGCCCGCATCATGAGCACTTTTGCCGAAGATTGGGCCGCGTCACGTCGGCTGTTCATCCTTCGCCTTCTTGTCGAGGTGGGTGGCGAGGCGAACGAAAGTGTCATTTTCAGAACAGCGACGAAGGGCGGTTTCAGTGCCGATACGCGCGATTCCATCCGTCAAGATCTCGACCATCTCAAAAGCTACGGCTGCACCACGGAAGATTGGCTGAACGCCAGCCTGCGCGTCGTGAAGATCACGGAACGTGGAGAGGATGCCGCCTATGGCCGTGTTGATGTCGCTGGTGTCGAACGTTCGCGCTGGAGCCGTTGATCGATGACGCGCCCGTCCAAAATCGATCGCCTGCCGTCTGAGATCCGGGAAGAGATCGGCGCATTGCGTGAGCGAGGCTATACGATCGACGAGATCCTTGGGCATCTGCGCGCCCTTGATGTTCCCCCTGGCGAGCTTCCCTCATGGTCCGGGTTACAGCGCCATGTCCAGGGCCTGGATAAGCTGGCCGAACGGTTGCAGCGGAGCCGGGCGGTCGCCGAGGCCCTTGTGCGAAGGATGGGCGATGCTCCGGAGGGGCGTCAGGCGCGGCTCAATATCGAGTTGATGCATTCGATCGTAACCGACCTGGTGTCGGCGATCGGCGACCAGACCGGCGACGACGGCGAGACGACGGCGGTCACCTTCGATCCGGAACAGGTGATGTTCCTGGGTCGGACCCTTCGAGACCTGGCGGCCGCTTCGAAAACCGATGTCGATGTGGTGACCAGGTTGCGCGAAGAACAGCGCAAGATCGCTCAAACGGAGATGGGGAAGAAACTCGACACCGCCATGGGTGCCGTCGCCAAGGAACGTGGTCTCAGCGCCGATACCGTTGCCGCGATCAAGAGCCAGATCCTCGGCGTGAAGGCCGGAAGCTCATGAGCGGCCCGATCAACCGCGAAGAATGGGCCAAGTTGCGCGCCGAGGCGCGCTTCACCATTCCGGACCAGCTTCGCGGGGGCAGCCTTCCCGACGTTCTTTTGACCTATCAGCAAACGCTGCTTTCGACGACCGCGATATCGCGCGTTACCGTCGTCGAGAAATCCCGGCGCACCGGCTATACCTGGGCGGTCGCCGCCGACGCAGCTCTCACCTCCGCATCGGCCCGCACAGCCGGCGGCATGGACACTTTATATATAGGCTACAACCTCGACATGGCTCGGGAGTTCATCGACACCTGCGCCATGTGGGCGAAGGCGTTCAACCAGGTGGCCGGAGAGGTCGAAGAGTACGTCTTCAAGGATCAGACGAAGGACGGCGAAAATAACATCCAGGCGTTCCGGATCGTCTTCGCCTCCGGCTTCGAGATCGTGGCGTTGTCGTCGCGGCCACGGTCCCTGCGCGGTCGTCAGGGCTATGTGATCATCGACGAGGCGGCCTTCCATGACGACTTGCCCGGCTTGATGAAAGCGGCGCTGGCCCTCTTGATGTGGGGTGGCAAGGTGCTGGTGATCAGCACCCACGACGGCGACACCAATCCGTTCAACGAATTGGTCGAGGATGTTAAAAAGGGCCGCAAGCCGTACAAATTGATCACGCTCGATTTCGACCAGGCGCTCAAGGATGGGCTTTATCAGCGCATCTGCCTTGTCACCGGAGCGACCTGGTCGCCAGAAGCCGAAGCGGCATGGCGCGAAGAGATCATCGCCTTCTATGGCGACGCCGCCGACGAAGAACTGTTCGTCATCCCCGCCAACGGCTCAGGCACCTATCTCCCGTCGCTGCTCATCGAGCGCGCCCAGAAACCCGGCATCCCCGTGGTGCGCTGGGAATGCTCGGCGGACTTCATCAAGCTCAACGATCGCACCAGAGAAGCTGAAGCGCTGGAGTTCTGCCGTAACGAGCTGGCGCCGCTGCTCGATCAACTCGACAAGGAACTCAAGAGCTATTTCGGGCTCGATTTCGCCATGTCGGGCGATCTCACGGTGACCTGGCCGATTCAGATCCAGCAGGACATGACCAGGCGCCCGCCCTTCATCATCGAACTGCGCAACACCCCTTACGCGCAGCAGCGGCAGATCCTTTGGTATCTCATCGATCGCCTTCCGAACTTCCAGACCGGCGCCATGGATGCCACCGGCAACGGCGCCCCGCTCGCCCAGGAGACGGCAACCCGGTACGGCCTCGGCAACATCATGGAAGTGAAGATCAATGAAGCCTGGTATCGGGAAGTCACCCCGAAGTTCAAGGCCGGGTTTGAAGACGATCTGATCGCGATGCCCCGCGACATCGATGTCTACAACGACCATCGGGCGATCAAGCTAGTCCGGGGCGTGCCGCAGATCGACCGCGCTCCGCAAATCCACGGACGCGGCGAGGATGCCGGCAAGGGCGGCAAGAAGAAAAGGCATGGCGACGCCGCGATCGCCAACATGATGGCCTATTACGCAACCGTCCTCACCCGCAACGATTCCATCATCGAACACTACCGGCGCCAGGTTCAGGCGCTCAATTCAGCCGCCACCACGGCGCAGGAGGCATGATGACGACAAGAATTTATCCGCCACTCACCGGCTCGACCAGCATCACGACTCATGGCCGCACCACGACCACGGCCGCCACAACGCCGGTCGATGTTCCCGACCATGACGCCATGGTGGCCACCGCCAACGGTTGGCTTGCGATGCCCCCCGGCGGCACCGTTGGGATAACGGCCAATCGCCCGACCGCCGTTCGAAGGGGGCTCCAGTACCTCGACACGACGCTGGGCAAGATCATCTTTCATGACGGCGCCACCTGGCGTGACCCGGCGACCGGCTCAGCCGTTTAAGAGGTCTTTATGCCTGGTTTAATCGAACGTCTCGCCGTCGCCGGCCGCTACGCCTTTACCGGTCAGGTGCCGGCTGGCGCCAATTGGTTCGGACCACATGAGCCGCTCCCGCCGATGGCGCCGGAGGCGGTTGCCGGGCGTCGCACGGATTACCGTAGCGGCGTCAATCTTGACAATAAGCCGCGCCAGGGCGAGGGAATTGATTTCCAGCAGCTCCGCGCGCTGGCCGACAATTGCGGCATCGTGCGACTGGTGATCGAAACCCGTAAGGATCAGCTTGGCTGGCGGAAGTTCGATGTTCGACCAAAGGAAGGATCGAGCGCAAAGGCCGATGATCCGGACATCATAATGATCAAGACGGCGCTCGAATATCCCGATCGGGAACATGATTGGGAGACCTGGCTCAAGGCGCTTGTCGAAGAGATGCTGGTGATTGATGCGGCGACGATTTATCCGCGTCGCGCCAGAAACGGCAGCCTTTACAGCTTGGATCTGATCGACGGCGCCACCATCAAATGCATCATCGATCCATGGGGTCGCCGCCCAGTGTTCCCCGATCCTGCCTACCAGCAAGTTCTTCATGGCCTGCCGGCCATCGATTACACGGCTGACGAACTGCTTTATCTGCCGCGCAACTACCGGACCAACAAGATTTATGGCCTGCCGCCCGTAGAGCAGATCGTCATCATGATCAACATCGCGCTCCGCCGCGAATGGCATAAGCTTCAGTATTATACCGAGGGCACCGTTCCGGATGCCTTGGCAGGCGTCCCTGGCGACTGGAACATCAACCAGATATCCGAGTTTCAGGACTATTTCGATACGCTTCTGGAAAACAACACCGCCCAACGGCGCAAGATCCGTTTTGTTCCGGAGACGATCGCCAAAGCCTTCATCCAGACGAAAGAAGCGGCGCTGAAGGATGACTTTGATGAATTCCTCGCCCGCTTCGTCTGCTACGCTTTTTCCGTGAGCAGTCAGTGGGCCGTCAAGATGATGAACCGCTCGACGGCTGAAAGCGCCGCTCAGCAGGCGACCGAAGAAGGTCTCGCCCCTCTCCAATCCTGGGTGAAAAACGTCATGACGCGCGTCATCGCGCAGGTGTTTAAACGCCCGGATCTGGAATTTTCCTGGCAGGAGGACACGGCGGTTGATCCGTCCGAGCAATCGAAGATCGAAGATCTGAACCTCCGGAACGCATCGGCGACAATCAACCAGGTTCGCGCCGCACGTGGCGAAGATCCGGTCGAGTACGGCAATGAACCGCTGATCTATACGGCGACCGGCGTGGTTACACTAAAGGACGCTTTAAATCCGCCAGCCCCGCCTTCAAATCCACCCCTCCCTAATGGTGCCGCTCCGCAAAATGAGGGCAATCCGCCTCCCGCTAAAGGGAAGATGCAAAAGGCGGCCGGCGACGATCCAGATCAACGTCTGAAGGATTTGTGGACCGCCCATCTCAAGGAGCAAGCCAGCCGCGTCACCCTCTATTTATCTTCCGACGATGTGGCGGAAGGCCGTCCGGCCGATGCCGATACACTGGCGGCCGGCGCGATCGACGCCTCGGCCACCGCGACGGAGCGTCATGTGCTGGTGGAAGAGACGGCCAAGATCCTGCTCGATGCCGGCCAGACCGGAATTGAAGAGGGTGTCGCGGCCCTGGTTGCCGAGACCGGAAAGGACGGCGCCACAGCCGGAATCGTCATGGGGCCGCAAGAAGCGGTCGAGATTACCAATCTGGCCCACCCGAGCGCGGTCGAGTACGCAACCAGCCGATCCGCCAAACTGGTCTCGAACATCGACGAGACCACGAGGGGCTTGTTGCGCGGCCTGATCGCGAAAGCGCAGGAGGAGGGTTGGAGCACCGCGCGGCTCGCTGATGAGGTTGAGGCCATGGGTGGTTTTGGCCCGGTTCGCGCCGACATGATCGCTCGCACCGAACTGGCCGGCGCATCGATTCGCGGCAACTTGGCATCGTGGATCACCGCGCGTGACCGCTTCGGGATCAAGATGAAGAAACGGGTGATCTTGGGCATCAACGAGCAGCATTGCGCGGCTTGCGCGGATGCAGTGCGCGAAGGGCCGATCGACCTGGATGATAGCTGGAACGTCGGTTATGCGCCGCCCTTCCATCCCCGTTGCGGCTGCGACGTGGTGCCGGAGGTTGATGATAGCGAGGAGGGGCCTCGCGCAACCGGCCCTTTTGACCGGATGGAAAAGGCGTTTGATCCGGATCAGCCGAGGGACACCAACGGTAAATGGTCTGCCGGGGGTTACGACGCGGCTGTCGAGATTCTTCGTGGGCAAACGGCCATGCATACCGTCATCGGCGAGCAAAGAGACGTGCCGGCGGCCATGCGGGCTCCCGGCCTTGGCCCGGTAAGCTTCGTCTGGGGAACCCCTGGCGATCCGGCAAAGGACTTCAAGGGCGGTTTCGGCATCAACCACATCATTGCCAAACGGAACGCCGAGGGGCACGACGGTCAGGCGGTGGCTCTGAAAATCCCGGAGATAATCGCCAGGGGCCAGCAACAAAACCCGCGCGGCCCGGTCGGCGGCCGCCGCGTCGATATCGTGCATGACGGCCACATCGTCGTCCTGTCGCTAAACCGGCACGGCAAAGATGAAGCGTGGGTGCTGAGTGGCTGGAAGAAAGATTGAACCTCGGTGGAGCAGGAGGGGTTAACCCTGGCTGGGCCTACGCACGGAACCCCTTTTGTGTACGGAGCGACGTGGGAGCGAGGTACGAATTGATTATCGCGCAATCGGCTTATAAGGAGCAACCAAAATGACAAGAAGCCCGCGCGGCAGTGAAACCTTTCTGCCAGCCGTCCACCCGGTGATTCTTTGCGGGGAATGGGTGGCGAGACGGCCTCCCGGCATACTCGTTCGATATATGACCTTCGCCCCGCTCCCGCGATGGGCCGCTTTACCGCCTCAGGGCGTTTAAATTGATGTTTAATAAATTCTACGCCACGCCGATAGCCGATTTGGAGAACTTGCCCTCAGAGGGCTTTAAATCGGCTTGTGCGCTTTAGGGCCATCACGCACGACTTGCGGCCCGGCGCGCGGCATGTCACCTTGAGCACCTCCCCCCTGAACAAATCACACGGACGCCTGTCCGGGTGATTGTCGTCTCCGCCCTCCCCTAATGTCGGGTCTCACGCGGCGTCTCGCCGCATCTCTCGACCTTCGGGCATCAAGGGCGGTCACGATCCATGTTGTTCATTCCTCTTCGCAAAGTCGATTCCGTTCGCCGGATCGTCATCGCCCGCCTGGACGAGACGCCCGACCGCTCGGGTATGGTCATGGACTATGAGTCTTCCAAGCCGGCCTTCCTCGACTGGTCGGACAGCATGCGGAAGGCCACCGGCGGCGCCAGCCTCGGCAATGTCCGCGAAATGCACACGCTGAAGGCGGCCGGCAAGGTCACCCGGCTCGATTGCCTGGACGTGGAAAAGGCGTTCGAGTTCGAGCTTGAGATCGTCGATGACGACTCGATGGCCAAGGTCGAGGCCGGCGTTCTCACGGGCATCAGTCAAGGCGGCAAATACGGGCGCCGTTGGCAAGATGGCTCCTACATCCGCTACACGGCCGGCAAGGTCAACGAATTGAGCCTGGTCGATTATCCCTGTAATCCCACCGGCACCTTCTCGATGGTCAAGGCTGACGGCGCCGAGGTGACGGTATCGACGGTCGAGCCCGAAGGCGCCGCCATGCGCTTTGTCGGCGCGCTTCTGATCGACGCCGAGACTCCCCTGGATTACCGCGAAATCCTGATTGCCCAGCCGGCCGACATGCTGAAGAGCCTTTTCCCCGAGGGTGGTCCGGACGGCATGCAGAAGCGGGATTTTGATGCCGCTGAGCGTCAGGCCGCCGTCGCGAGGGGCGAGGCGATGCCCGATGGCGCATTCCCGATCGCGAAGCCGGAAGACATCGCGGTCGTGCTTAAGGCATTCGGTCACGCCTCCGACAAAACCGCCGCCAAAGCTTGGATCGAGAGGCGCGCCAAGGAGCTTGGCGCAACGAGCGACCTCCCTGTTGGTTGGGAGGGGTCGACCAAGAAAGACATCATGCAAAAGGGTTTTGACCAGGTTGTCAGTCTGACCACCCTGATTCAATCCCTTCGCTGGTTGACGAGCACCGTCATCGGCGAGGCGGCCGCCGAGCAGGACGGCTCGAAAATCCCCGACCGGCTTGTGGTCTGGGTAAAGGACGGCGTCGTCATCCTCGGAGACATGATGACGGAAGAATCCACTGAGGCGATGGCCGCGTTGCAAGCGTCACTCGATGCCCTTCCGCCTGCCGCCGCCGCTGTCATGGAAAGTGCGGCGAAGGTGGAGGACATGGCCAAAGCCGGCGCGCGCAACAACAAGACGGATCAGTCTCGCATTCAGGCGATCCATGACCACGCCGCCTCGCTTGGCGCGCATTGCCCCGAACACGAAGGCGGCGGCCTGCCCAGCATGGTCAAGATCGCGGGCGAGCTTACCTCCATGCGCTCCCGCCTTACCGACGCGATCGCCGAAAATGACGTGATGCAAAAACGCATTCGGGAGTTGGAGGGGGAGCCTGCGCCGGGAGGTCCAGGCCGGACCAACGTCGTTGTCGACAAAGCGAACGATCTCGGAGGTCAAGGCTCGCGCGCCTCGGAAGAGGCGGCGGCGCTGAGGGCCATCGAAGCGATGCCGGATGGCGCTGAAAAGACCACAGCCCTTGTGCGCCATTCCATGAAATTCAACTGAGGAGCCACCGATGAACCCTTCCGGAGTCACCAACGATACGCTGGATATGCTCAAAACGCCGGGCGCCAGCGCCGAGGACATGATCAAAGCGTGGTTCGCCCCGACCGGCGCCACCACCGGCATTCAAAATTATTCGCTCGTCAAACCGGCGCTGAGCCTTGTTCCGGTGGTAACGCCGATTTTGAACTCGTTGAGTTTCGATACCGACACCAGCGGCGGCATCCAGTCGAATTGGAAAGCGATCACCGGCCTTAACACCAACGGATTGTCGGCGGGCCTGTCCGAAGGCAACCGCGGTGCCCCCATCGCGACGGCAACGGCCGATTATTATGCCAGTTTCAAATCGTTCGGCCACGATGACTATGTCACCGACGAGGCGCGGCAAGTGGCGTCGGATTACATGGACTTGCTGGCTCGCGCCCAAGCCAATCTGCTCTTTACGTCGCGCATCAGCCTGGAGCGGGTCTGCCTCGGCGGCCTCGGCACCTATTCGCTATCCGCCCCGTCTGCTCCGACCTTGGCGACGGCCACCACGGGCGGCACGTTGCCGGCGACCACGACTTATTCCGTTATTTGCGCGGCATTGACTACCAGCGGCTGGCGCAATGGAACGATTGCTCTCGGCGTTCCTGGCCTGGTTTCGCGCACCAACATGGACGGTTCGGTCGATACTTATGGCGGTGGCACTGGCCCGCGCTCGGGCAATACCACCATCGCCACTGGCGCCGGCGCCACAAACTCGATCACCGCCTCCGTCCCGGTCGTTTCCGGCGCGGTCGCCTATGCGTGGTTCTGGGGAACTGCCGGTTCGGAATTGTTGGGCGCCATCACCACCATCAATTCGCTGGCGATCACCGCATTGGCGGCAGGTACTCAGACGGCGGCCTCTCTTGGCGCGGCGGCCACCGACTTTTCCAAGAATGCCTTGGAATGCGATGGCCTGATCTCGATTAACGCCAAGTCCGGCTACAACACCTACACGTTGGCGCAAGCGACGGGGACGGCCGGCGTCGGCACCCCACTGACCGCCGACGGTGTTGGCGGTGTCGTCGAGTTTGACCTCGTGTGCAAGTGGATGTGGGACAATCTGCGCACCGGACCGACGCGCATCATCATGTCGAGCCAAGAGCAAACCAACGTCACCAAGAAGGTGCTGCAATCGCCCGGCGGAAACGGCGCGCAGCGTTTCATGATCCAGGCCAACCAAGGCTCGGTGATCGGCGGCGATCTCGTTGTCGGCTATCTGAACAAATGCGGCAACAACTACGCCGCCAAGGCCGGCGAGCCCGCCAAATACGTCCCCTTCGTCATCCATCCGGATTTGCCGCCCGGCACCGTCATCTTCGACACCGAGGTCTTGCCCTATCCGCTGAATGACACGCCCAAGGTCAAGCGGTTCATCTCGCCAGAGCCCTGGTATGCCACTCTGTGGCCGCGCGTCCGTCGTCGTTACGAATACGGCGTCTATTGCCGAGGTGTGCTTCAGCACTTCTTCCCGGCGTCCACCGTGGTGCTCACCAATATCGGAAACGGCTAATCGGGCGGGGCGAAAGCCCCTCCCTGTCGCGCGATTTAACGGGAGTTAAAGATGACCAAAAACATGCGTTCGCTAACCGGGCACACCTCCGTGCATCACGATGGCAAGCTTTACGTGCCCAACAAAAAGGGCGTGTTCGAGATCGATGACGCCCATGTGGCCGCTCTGCAATCTCACGGACTGATGCTTGAGGACGCCGCCGACACCGCCGCCACGGCCGCCCTGACGGCCAAACGCATGGAGGGGCTGGAAGAGGAGAACGCGAAGCTCAAACAGCAGCTTCAGGAAAGCGTTCTCGCCCAGGAAAACGAGACCCTCCGCGCGCAACTGGCCGATATGGCGGCCGGCAAGGGAAAGAAGCCCTCGGAAAAGACGGAGGGATAAGCCATGAAGCTCAATGTTCCCTCCGGCATCACTTCAGTGGTCGACGACGCCGGCAACGCATGCCCGATCGTCAATGCCCAGGTCGATGTCGAGCCCCATGTGGTGGCGGGCCTCCTTGCTCAAGGCTTCACCATCGCCGCACCCGACACCCTTACGTCGGATGCACCCGAACCGACCGGCGACACCACCTTTCCATCCGAGTAACAGATCATGGCGACTGGCGATCTCACTACACTTGCGGACGTTGAAGGCTGGCTGAAGCTTTCTGCGGGCAATGCCGACGAGGCGTTGCTGGCGCGATTGATCAGCGCCGCCTCCACCTTCGCTCAGTCGTGGTGCAATCGTCAGTTCGCCGTGCAGCCTTACATCGAAGCTCGGGATGGCAATGGCAACATCAAGATGACGTTCGGCAGCTTGCCCGTCCTCAGTGTCAGCTCCGTTACCATTTCCGGAGTGTCCGTCCCACTGGGAGATGCCGTCCAGAGCACCGGATATTATTTCACGGCCGCGCGGCTGATGCTGAATGGCTACCGCTTTGAGCGCGGTTGCGGAAATATCCAGCTTCAGTATACGGCCGGGTTTGCCACCACGCCGCCGGATGTCGCGCAGGCTGTGATTGAGATTGTCGCGCAAGCCTACCGCGAGCGTGACCGCATCGGCCTCTCTTCCCAGGCGATTGGGGGAGAAACCACCTCTTACACCCTCAAAGACATGCCGCCCCGGGCCGCCTCAATCCTGTCGAACTATCGAAGGGTGGCGCCGCTATGAGCGAGGTGCGAATCGAGAGCGCCGGGCTTGACCAGGTGCTCATCCAACTCCGGGAGATCCCTGACCAGGTGCGGCAAGCGCTGGAGCGCGCGGTCACGACCGAAGCGCTCAATCTGGTTCGCATCGTCAAGGAAGACAAGCTTTCCGGCCAAGTGCTGGGGCAACGGACGCATCGTTTGCGTGACGCCGTCCACATGCTCGGCCTCGACAGCAGGCAGTCCTCCATCGCGGCGGCGGTCGGCGTCAATCTGGCCGACGCGAAATATGCGGCGTTTTGGGAGTACGGCTTCACGGGCGTCGAACAGATCCGCGAGCATCTTCGCCGGATCACCCAGGCATTCGGCCGTCCAATCGATCCTCGCACCGTTACGGTTCGGGCTCACGCGCGGCATGTGGATCAGCCGGCCCGGTCCTATCTGCGATCGACCTTGGCCGAAGAGGCCGCCGGCATTCGGGAGCGGCTTCATGCTGCGGTCAGCGTGGCGATCTCAAAGAGCGGCGGGGGTGCGGCATGATCCGGGAAACCTACTATATCGCCCTGTTCAGCCTTTTGACGAAGCTGAAGCCGGCAAGCTTCACCACGGTGTCGCGGAAACTGGTGCTTCCCCAAAACATGAATGCCGCCGATTTTGACGCGCTTTTCATGGTCGCTCATGACCAACCGATTGTGCCGGCACGCGGGCAGCCGTCCAGACATACGCTCGGCGCCCAATTGTTCATTCATGTCGCCAGTCCGGACGCCAGCATCAGCGCCGACACGATCCTGAATGGCAAGATCGATGCCGTTGAAAACGCGTTAAACCCTCTGCCCGGCATGCCTGCGCAAACTCTTGGCGGATTGGTTGAGCATTGCTGGATTGAGGGCACGGTCGAAGTGTTCGCGGGGGCAAATTCACAGATCGCCGCCGCCATTATCCCCGTCAAAATTCTTGTGCCATGAAGGAGTCACTATGACCGATGCCAATCAACTCGCTGGCGCCATCCAAGATATCGTCGGAGCAGCTCTTCAAACGACCGTCGCCGAAACATCGGCGGTCCAGACGCAGCCAGAAGCCGAAACGGCGGCGGCAACCGAAGCGCCGATCGGCGGCTCGGACGCCATCGTGACGCCAGCCCCGGTTGCGGCCCTGGATGCCTGGTTTAGCCAGCATGTCCAAGACTCGGCCTATAGCCGCAACACCGATGTCTACAACGTCATTTATTTGGCTGTCGCCTCAATCAAGGCAGCCCTGGCCAGCGTCGTCTAATCACGGGAGTATTTCATGTCAGACTCACTTTTTGGTCCGGGAACGCTCTTTGTGACGCGTACCGATATTGCCAACCAGCCGACGATCAATGTCGGTTACTGCAATGAGTTCAGCTACGACGAAACGGCGGAAATGAAGGAGTTGTATGGCTCCTTGCAGTATGCGCTCGCGATCGCGCGCGGCACGATCAAAGCCACAGGCAAGATTAAGTCCGCGCAGGTGTCGGGCATTGCCTTAAACGCTGTTTTTCATGGCATGAATATGACGGCGGGCGGCTTGGCCATGGCCCAGAATGAGCTGGGCATTATCGCCACCAACACCCTGACCGTCGCCAACGCGTCAAAATTTGACACGGATCTTGGTCTGACCTATGCGGCCGGCGTCAATGCCGGTCTGCCGCTGTTGCGCCAAGCGGCGGGCACGGCGCAGGCATCTCTCACCGTGGGCCAGTACACCGTTACAGCGGCCGGCGCGTATACCTTTTCGACCGCCGATCAGACGGCGCAGACCGCTTTGGGGGCGACGGCGCTCATCTACGCCAACTACGCCTACACCACCACGACAGGTCAAACCAAGATCGTGATGAACCAGCCGATCGGCTTCACGCCGACCTACCAGATCGATTACGGCGTGCTTTTCCAAGGCAAGCTTTACTACAACCGCTTCTTTGCCGCCGTTTCGAACAAGCTCGCCACGGCTCATAAGTTGTCGGACTTCGTCATGCCTGAGATCGATTTCGGCTTCTTCGGAAACGCCGCCAATCAGGTTTACAAAGTCTCTTATCCGACGGTGTCATGATGAGCGAAACCATCAAAATTGCGCTCGCCGGACAGGAATACTCCGTTCGGCGACTCACCCTGCGGCAACTCCGCGCCCTTGGCATTGGTGGTGTCGCGGCCAATGCCAAGCGGGAGTCCGAAAACCCCGCGATCCGCGAAGAAGCCGCCTATGACCGCTATGTCGAGGTGATTGCCACCGCCTTGTCGAGAGACAATCCGGAGATGACCGCCGAAGCGATCCTCGAAGCCGAAGTGAACGGCATCGGTGAAGTGCTGGTCGCGGTGAATGCCATCTTCGAATTTTCGGGGCTCGTACCAGCGGGGGAAGCGCAGGCGGCGGCATCGAATACGGCGACATCTACGGTCGCCTAGCAACGACCTGCGGGTACAGCTATCCGCAGATCGATGAGATGACGCTGCCTGAAGTCGGGGAGCTTTTCGACTACTGGCTTTCGCATCCCCCCACCCATGAGCTGGTCGCCATGTATCTGGAATATGAGCGGCCGAAAACGGTGGAGGAGCGTTGGGCTGAGGGTGCCATGAATCCGGCTGAATGGTTCGAGCATTACCAGGCAACGGGCGGCCGGATCGATGGGGTGGGACAGCAATGAGCGATGACAGCGTCCAGATCACCATCGTCGGCCGGGATGACGGCCTGGACGCGATGGTGTCCAAAGCCAACGCGGCGTTAAAGAGCCTTTCAACCACCGTTCAAGGGACCACCTCGGGGCTGGCTCCGCTCAATGCGGCGACGGCCCAGACGATCGCCCAATATGATAAGGCGGCTGGCGTTCTGAGCCGGGCGCAGCATGCCTTCCAGGCGACCACCGATGCCCTTGAGGCCAACGAGATTTCGTCGGCGCAAGCGGCGCGCATGATGGGGCAGATCGCCAACCAGGCCGACGCGGCAACCGCCGCGCACGGCAGGTTGGGCCACGGGACTGCCGGCGTCACGCGGGAATTCATTGTCCTTGGCCACGAGGCGATGAGCGGCAATTTCAGCCGCATTCCAGGCTCAATGATGGTCCTGGCCGAACGCTCGGGAAATCTCACTGGCATCATCGGCGCCCTGGCCTCGCCGATCGGCCTGGTCGGCATCGGTCTGGCCGCCACCTCGGTCACCATGATCGAAATGGCGGCCTCGGCGGAACGCGCCGATCGCTCCCTCATCACACTGCAAACGAGTTTTGCCGCTGTCGGCAATCGTGCCCGGACAAACGGCGCGGACCTCAAAGCGGTTGTCGATGAAGTGGCCCGCCTGCCCGGCGTCAACCGGGAAGCGGCGACGGAAATCGTCAATGACTTTGCCCGAACTCGGCAGATCGGCGGTCAACTCTTCGCCGAATTGACGGCGACCATCGACAAATCCGCCCGCGTCATGGGCGTGGACGCTCCGGCCGCCGCGAAAACGCTGGCGTCTTCCTTTGCCGACCCGACCAAAGGCGCCGAGCAACTGGATCAGCAGTACGGCATTCTGAAAGAAGGCCAGCTTCGCCAGATTGAGACGATGCAGCGGCAAGGCGATGTCATCGGCGCGCAGAATGTGTTGCTGTCCGCCTGGAAGGCGCGTCTCGCCGAACTGCCGCCCGGCCTCACGGCGATTCAGACGGCGAGCAACGACCTGGGCAATGCCTGGGACCGCCTGATGCAGTCGTTCGGCCACGTCACGGCCATCCAGACCGCGCGTGACAGCCTCGCCGGCTTGCTTGAGCTGATGGCTCATCATATCGACCCCACGCCGCTCGACAACTACAACAAGGCGCTCGCCGAGTACAATCGGATCGCCGATCGGCTGGCAGCCGAGAAGAATGGCCCGCTGGCCAAGATCGGCCTCGATCCTCGGGTTGAAGCCCTTACCAAGGAGCTTCAGACCGCAAAAGCCAATCTCGACAAAAGCCAGCAGGAGATGCTCAAGGCGGCCGAGCCGAAGTCATCGGAGACGGCGCCGGCGGCGACCGGCGGTGGCGCATCGAGCGGTGCGAATTCCTCCGTTGACCTGGTAAAGCAGGCGCAGGCGCTCAGTCAATATAACGGCGTGGCGGCACAGACCAAGGCGATCGACGACGATCTGACGTTGCTCAAAAAGGCTTATGCTTCGGCCACCCTTGATGCGACCAAGGCCGAGATCCAGTTGAAGATCGCCGAGGCGGAACGCCAGAAAGAGGCGTTAACCGCCAAAACAGGGCCGTCTCAGATGGAGACCTGGCGGGCGGAGCTGGCACAGCAGGATGCGGCACAAGCCGCCAGCCGTGCCGATCAGTTGCGCGCCGATATCGCTTTTTGGCAGGCCAAGCGCCAGCTTGTCGAAACCGGGTCGAAGGATGCCGTCGCCATCGACAAGGAGGTTGCTCAAAAGCAAATCGCCCTTAATCGGGAAATGCTGGCGGAAGCCAAACGGACGGCGGCGGAAAAGCGCGAAATCGCTAAGCAAGATGCCGCGACGGACGCCGAAATCAGCCGCATCGAACTGGCGACCAACAAACAGCTCCTTGAGGATGGCGTCGCCGAAGGCGTGATCACCGCGCAGGAAAAAGTTCAGATCCTGAAAGGTTTTACCGAAGCCGCCTATCAGGAAGATCTGACGCGTCTCGATAACGAGCTGACCACGCTCAATGCCACCACCAAGGATTACGACCGGGTTTACAACGAGATCCGCAAGCTCAAGGCCAGTCACAATCAGGAAATGGCCAACCTCGATCGCCAGGCGGCGACCGAGTCGAAGAAGGCCGCCGACGCCAATACGAAGGCGTGGGAAGGCGCTCTTGCTCCGATCAGCCGGGCTTTCAGTACGTCGATCTCCGGCATGATCATGGGCACCCAAACGCTGCAACAGGCAGAGCAGCGGATCGCTCAGAACATCGTCATGTCGTTTGTCGACGCCGCCCAGCAAATGGCGACGAAGTGGATCGCCTCAAAGCTGGCGCAGTTGACCGCGACCGAGACGGCAGATGTGGGGATGGCGGCGTCTGGCGAGGCTGCGGCTGCGACTGAGAAGGCGACCCAAAGCACCAGCATCATGGGACATGCCGGATCAACGGCGGCGGCTGTTTATGACGATGTCGCTCAAATCCCCTATGTCGGCTGGATCATGGCGCCGATCGCCGCTGCCGGAGCTTTCGCTGCTGTCGCCGCCTTCTCGGCCGAGGGCGGTATGGGGTCAGTCCCTTACGATAATGCGCCGTTCTTGCTGCATAAAAACGAGATGGTGCTTCCCGCCTCGCTCGCCCAAGGCGTTCGCGCCATGACGAGCGGCACCAATATCTCCTCGACGGTCGGAGGGAGCTCGTCGTCGAGCAACGTCACCCTCACCCATTCGCCGACTGTCAATATCAGCGGCGGCAACGGGCGTTTGTCGCAAGCTGATGTCAGTTCAATGCTCCGCGATCACTCCGGCACGTTTTACAAATTCATCAAAAATGCGGCGCGAAATGGGGTGTTCGGATGAGCATTCCCCTTTTTCCAACGCTGGCCGGCATCGGCTGGTCGACATTCAAGCGGCCAACGCATTCGACCGCCGTATCAACTCACCTCTCCGGCGACGAGGTGCGGATTACCGGACAATCCTATCCAACCTACGAGTTTGAACTTTCCTATCCGGATTACCTGCCGGACAGCGCCTCTGTCACCTCAGATCTCAAGATCTTGATGGGGTTCTATCTGCAACAGCAAGGCCGGCTCGGCACCTTTCGCTACACCGATCCCTCCGATTGCTCGGCGACAGGTCAAACGCTTGGCGTTGCCGATGGTACGACGACGACGTTCACCTTTCTGCGCGCCCTTGGTGGCTGGACTGAGCCGATCGGCTATGTCGAGTCCGTCTCCAAGATCTCCATCGGTGGCGTCGCTCAGTCCGGATGGACGGTCGCCGACAGTTCCACCGGCCACAACTCGTTGGTCTTTGCGGGGGCACCTGGTGGTGGTGTCATCGCGGCCGACTTCACATTCTCCTTCCTCTGCCGGTTCGTCGACGACCAGGTCGAGTTCGAACAGCACATGAAAAACATGTGGCTTATGAAATCCCTCAAGTTCAAAAGCGTGAAACGGCCATGAAACCAGCGTCATCCGATTTCGTCTATTTCTTGGAGAACAACTCGACCTTTCTCATGGCGGACTGCTTCACGTTCAACTTGGTTGGTGGCACGGTTCTTCGGTACACCTCGGCGGATGTGAATGTGAATGTGGACGGGACCGTCTACATTGCTCATTCGGTGCTCGTTTCCGGTCTTAAATATACGATCTCGGCGGCCCTCGATGTCGACGAACAGGCGATCACGATCGCCGCGCGGGATGCCGACACCGTTGATGGTGTTCCGTTCCTGGTGGCGTTGCGAACGGGCGCCTTCGACGGCTGCTACGTCCAGCGTGACAGGGCGTTTCTTTCGGCCTGGGGCACTCCGGCGATCGGCTCGGTGATTCTCTTTTACGGTCGCATCAGCACCATCGATAAGGTTGGCGCCCGCAGCGCCGAGGTGAAAGTAAAATCAAACTTGGTTTTTCTTGCCCAGGACTTCCCGAGAAACATCTACCAACCGTCTTGCCTGCACACATTTTGTGATGTCGGCTGCGGCCTCTCCAAATCGACGATGGCCGTCGATGGGGGCGCTGATGGTGGCGACTATTCCAACGTCCTTTGGCCAGAAGCGACGGCCGGTGTCTTTGACCAGGGCACCATCCGCTTTGAAAGCGGCGCCAATGCTGACGTTACCGCCAACATCAAAAGCTCAACGGGAGGGTCTCTCGTCCTGTCTTACCCGCTCGAATTCCCCGTCGCCGAGGGCGATGCGTTCACTGCTTACAGGGGCTGCGCTCACACTTTGGCGGCGTGTCAGGGCTATTCGAATGACGCGAATTTCCGGGGTTTCCCCTTCGTGCCAACGCCGGAGACGGCATATTGATGACGATCGACACCCAGCGCCAAGAGGTCGTTGCCGAAGCCCGGACATGGCTGCGCACGCCCTATGAGCATCACCAAAAAGTGAAAGGTGCCGGCGTCGATTGCGCGATGTTTCCCGTCGCCGTCTACGCCGCCTGCGGATTGATGCCGGAAGATACGGATTTCGGCGCCTATCCGACCCAATGGCACCTCCATCACGATGAGGAGGTCTATCTCAACATCGTGCTCAAATATGCCCATGAAATCGACGGGCCGCCGGAGCCGGGCGATTTTGCGCTTTGGAAATTCGCCAAGACCTTCGCCCACGGCGGCATCGTCACGCGGTGGCCATGGGTCATTCACAGCTACATCCGCCGAGGCGTTTACGAGGAAGACACCAGCATTTGCGCGGATTTTCGGCAGAAAGGCGGTGCCCCCCGACCGGTGCGCTTCTTCAGTCTGTGGAGTGACCAATGAGCGGTCTTTTTGGATCATCGTCCTCGACCTCCCCCACCACGACAAAGCCGGACTATACGGATCTCCAGATCCAGACCTCGGCATCGACGTTGCCGATCCCCTGGGTCCGGGGTCGTGCTAAGCTCGCCCCAAATCTGATCGACTACGATAATTTCCAGACGATATCCCATGTCACGACGACATCGAACAGTGGCGGCGGCAAGGGCGGAAGCGCCCCATCGTCATCGAGTACGACCTATACCTATACCGCCGCGCTCATGCTGGCGCTCTGCGAAGGGCCGATCTCGCAAATCGGCGTGATTTGGAAAGATCAGTCCGTCTATTTCTCCCCGGCCGATCTGAACCTGACCCTTTATAATGGGAACACTCCGCAGTCTCCCTGGGGTTGGCTGCAAGGCTACAACGGCTCGAAGGCTCTTTCCTACGGGGGCACCGCGTATGTCTGCTCGGATGCCTATGACCTCGGAAACAGCGCCAGCCTGTCGAACCATAATTTTGAGGTTTATGCGGGCCTTGCGGGGTCCGGGGCAAATGGCATTGACGCCGATCCGGCCCAGACCATTTACGAGTTTCTCACGGCCGATCAGGATGGAATCGGGTTCCCCATCGCGGATCTGGATCTGGGCTCCCTTTTCGGCGCGTCCGGATCGTCATCGGTTCAGGCCTATTGCACGGCGGCGGGCCTTTGCTTCTCGCCCTGCCTGACATCCCAGGAGCCGGGCACGACGATCCTCGGCCGCTGGCTGCAACTGATCAACACGGCGCCGGTCCTTTCGGGAAAGACGCTTAAGTTTGTTCCCTATGCCGATGAGCCGCTCAGTGGCAATGGATCGGCCTTCAATCCGAATGTCACGCCGATCTACGACCTGGACGAGACAGATTTTGTTGTCGACGGGGACGAAGACCCGATTCAAATCAGTCGATCCGATCCGACCGACGCTTACAACGTCGAGAGATTGGAAATCTGCGATCGGTCTAACGCCTATGCGGCGACCCCGGTCGAATCCCGCGACCAAAACGCAATTGAGCTTTACGGACTGCGCATTGATTCCGGCATCACTGCGCATGAGATTTGCGATTCAGCGGTAGCCGCGCTCTCTGGTCAGCTGATCCTTCAGCGGGCGCTTTATGTCCGCAATACCTACGCTTTTCGGCTGTCGTGGGAATATTGCCTACTTGAGCCGATGGATATCGTCACGCTAACCAGCGAGGCGCAGCACCTTGATAAAGAGGCCGTTCGAATCCGCAAGGTGGAAGAGGGTGATTCCGGCATCCTCACTTTTACTGCGGAGGAGTTGCCGGCCGGCGTTTGCACGGCCACCGAATATCCCAAGCAAAGCAAAAACGCCTATTCCGTGAACCGGTCGGCCGCTGCCGACCCGATCAATCATCCCGTCATTTTTGAGCCGTCCGCCGCCCTGACGGGCACGGGAGCGCAAATCTGGGTGGGTGCGTCGGGAGGCATGCACGGCGTTGTCGACAAGAATTGGGGCGGCGCTGATGTCTGGCTTTCCGTCGATGGAGGGAACGGATACACGAACATCGGAACGATTGACGCGGCGGCGCGGCAAGGTGTCCTGACGGTCGCGCTGCCGGCGTGGACGGGAGCCGGCGCCGACACGACGAACGCCCTCATGGTCAATCTGGCGGAGAGCGGTGGCCAACTCGGCAACGCCACCCCGGCCGACGCCGACGCCGGTCGGACGTTGTGCTGGGTTGACGGGGAAATCCTCGCCTTCGCGACGGCGATGCTGGTCGGATCGAACGGCTACACCTTGACCTATCTCGATCGCGGTCTGTACGGGACCACCGCATCGGCGCACAACGCGGGTTCGCTGTTCTGCCGCCTCGACGACGCGCTTTTCAAATACGACTTACCGCAAGAGTACGTCGGGACGCCGATCTTTTTGAAGATGCCGAGCTTCAATGTCTTCGGCGGCGGCGCGCAGACGCTCGACGAAGCGGTCGCCTACAGCCTGACGCCGACCGGCAATGGCTATAAAATAGCCCCGCCAAGCAATTTGGCGGTGAGCCAGGTCGTTACCACCTCGGCGCTTGGCATGGTTGTCACCCTCGACGTTGCGTGGACCGCCAGCCCCGACGAATGGACCGATGACTATCAGATGTCCTATTCGGTCAATGGCGGCATCCCCGCCACGGTGACCACGGGCGGCGAGACCACGGCGGCGATCTCCGCCATGGTCGACGGCACCTATGACATTTCGGTGTGCGCCATCGGCCTTGGGCTCACGTCCGACCCGGTTGCCGCGTCTCAAACCGTCAGCGTCGAAAACATCGCCCTGGCGGCAGTGACCGGTCTTGAACTGAATGGTCAGGGCAATGACACGGAATTTACCGGCCATTCAGCCACCTTCACTTGGCGGATGAATTCTGCTTACGGCAGCCAGGAAGCCCTTGGCGCCGAGGATGGCGCGAATAGCGGGTGGGTCGACGCGTGGTTTAGGGACTACGAAGTCACGATCTACGACACGTCGAACAATGAATTGCGGACGGAAACCACCATCCATCCGACTTACACCTATACCTATGGCAAGAACATCCAGGACGGTGGACCTCGCCGCGCTTTCCGCATCGATGTCGTGTGGAGAGACAACATGAACCGCACGTCGGCGCCGGCTTCGCTGACGGTGTCAAATCCACCGCCGCCACCTCCGACCGCGATCAACACATCGTCGGCGTTTAAGAACGTCTTTGTCTGGTGGACCAATTCGACGGCTTTGGACTTCGCCGGCACCGAAGTGTGGATGTCGCAAGAGACGGGGTTCACCCCATCGGATACGACCAAGGTTTACGACGGCCCCGACACGGGTGTCGCGATCCCGGCTGTGCCCGGCAACACCTATTATGTGGTCCTGGCCAGCTATGACAGTTTTGGCGAATATCAGCTTGAATACAGCGGTGAGTTTGAAATCGTCACCGCGAAGCTGGTCGGGCAAGACCTCGCCGACAAGATCATCAATAACGACAAATTGACGGATGATCTATCGTCCACGATCACCGTCGCGGCGGCTACTGCCGATGCGGCACAGACTAGCGTCACACAGCTAACGACCCAGGTCGCGACGACAAATCAGGCAACTGCGACTGTCCTCCAACAGCTAACGACCCAGTTGAACGGCGCCACGACGACGATTCAGGAAATATCGACGACGGTAAATGGTGTCGAAGGCGAGTGGACGCTCAAGATCGACAACAACGGGAACGTCTGCGGTATCGGCCTTCTGAGCGCTCCGAACGGAACTGGCGGCGTAAGCAGCGAATTCCAGGTCCTGGCAGATCAGTTCGAAATTGTCAGCCAGGACAATGGCTCGAAAGTGGTGCCATTCATCACGCAGGGCGGCCGGGTCTACATGGACGCTGGGGCGGTCGAGATCGCCAACCTCATCGTCCAAAATGCCCAAATCGGAAACGCGGCGATCGATACCGCTGAGATTGCCGACCTGGCCGTAGGGACGGCAAAGATCGGCGACAACGCGGTGTCGATCCTTGGATATGTGGTCGGGTCTGGCTCGATCACCCTTGGCCTGACTTGCTCCGGCCAGCCGCTTCTGCTGACGTTCACGCCGACTTCACTCGGGATTGGCCTCACCTCGAGCGAAGGCTCTCAGGTTCTAACCGGCACGGACAACTTCATATTGTCCATGGATTCAAGCCCCTGGTGGGTGTCCGCAGGCTCATTTCCATCTTCTGGCGGAAGTATCGTTGTTGTCCCCACCGCCGCTTACCACACATTTACGATAACAACCTCCATCGGTGGGTTGTTATATGCCCAGGATCTAAAGAAATGACGATGCTGCATTTCTATCAATACGATGAGACTGGCCGTATTACTCAGGCCGGTGGCGGCCCCGAGGAAGACTTTAAGTTTTTGAAGGCACAGCCGGGTCAAACGCTGACTGCCGGTATTGCCGATATCTACACCCAGTACATTTTAAATGGCGCCCCCAAGGACAGGCCGTCATTCGGCAAATTCGACAAGATCGCCATCGCGGTCGGCGGCGAAGCGACCATAACCGGCCTTCCGAACCCAACCACGGTCACCGTCAATAAGATCCCGCACACCGTGACGGACGGCGAATTCGTCCTGTCGGGATCGTCGGCCGGAACGTTCACCGTCATCGTCAGTACGTGGCCGTATCTCGACTATTTGGAGACGATCACATGCGCGTGAGCCTGCCTGGGTCCATCGACCATATCTCCGAGGCGCGGAGGGCCGCCATTCTGGCCGCTTGGCCGGTACATGTGCAGATGGAAGCGCATGCCGAGGCGGCGGCCGGACGCCCAGAGAAACTACTTCAGATGCTGGCCGACATCTCGGCGATCAAAGCTGCCAACCCAAAGCCGGAAGGGCGCCGAGATGCAATATAAAACGGGCACCGCCTCGATCGTGAACGGCACCAACATCGCGATCGGCGATGGAACGGCATGGTTGACCAACGTGAAAGACGGTGACCTCTGGCTGTTCCCTGCCGACGAGGTGACCTATCAGGTGTCCGGGGTCGTTGACGACACACACCTGACCTTGTCCACACCCTATGCCGGGATGACTAAAACGGCGGCGGTTTATGCGGTTAGTCGTGATTTCACGTCGCTCTATTCGCTGCCATATCCGCAGTCCGGCGACATCGGGACCGGCCTGCTTTTCAAGCGCGCCATGATGATGTTGGATACGCTCATCAACAATACCGTCAAGGGCGCTCCGGCGATCATCAGCGCCACCGTGACGGTGCCCCCGGCAACCCCAACAGCTGGACAGATGTGGTTGATTCCGGCAGGCGCCACCGGCGCATGGGCCTCCTCGGTCAATTTGATCGCGCAGTGGCAATTCAGCGGCTGGGTGTTTTACATTCCAAACCCTGGTAACCACGTCTGGATCAGCGACCAGGCCGTTGAATATATCTGGAATGGGGTGTCCTGGGCCGCTTCGGCGGCCGGCCTCTCGATCGTCTCAACATCCGTCGTTGCTGCACAAGCTGCCGCGACGACAGCGACGACGGAAGCTGGGATCGCCACGGCCGGCGCGAATACCGCAACAGCGCAGGCCGTTATAGCGACGACGGGGGCAACCACATCCAACGGCAACGCAGCGGCAGTGGCAGCTCTTTTGGCCTCGTTCAGAGGGGTGTTTCTCGGCGCCTTTGCATCGGATACGGCAGCGGCTGCATTTGCGACGGCGCAAAGCATAACGCTTACCAGCGGCATCATGTACGAGAACACAGCGGAAGGAAAATTCCGCCAGTACAATGGCTCTGCGTGGGGAGACTATGACGCCAGCGCGCAGGCATCCCAGTCAGCCGCCGCTCTCAGCGCTGCCACGGCCGGAACCCAAGCGGGGATTGCCACCACCCAGGCGAGCAACGCGCTGGCCAGCGCCACCAACGCCGCCGCCAGCGCAGTAACAGCGCAGGGAGCGGTTGGCGGCGTCCTTGTGGATGCCTCGGATACGACGGCGGGGAAGCTGGCCGCAAAGCTGGTTGCGGGATCAAACGTCACTCTGACCGTGCAGAATTCAGGGGCCAACGAGTCTTTGAAAATATCGGCTGTCAATGTGCCGGTTGGTCAAACCGTTCAGGGCTATGCCGGCAACCCAAACGGCCATGTTCCCGGTGTCGCGGCTGTGGCCGGAGCTTCGGCGGGTGACATCGTATGGGACACGGTGCATTTCCAATATTGGATCTGCACCGCCACCGGCACAGCGGCAACCGCTGTATGGCAAGTGCTTGGTGGAATGGCGCCGGTTTCGTTGGCATCGGCAGCCACTACGGACCTCGGTACTGCGGCGTCAACAACGATCACAATCACCGGCACAACACCGATCACCAGCCTGGGGACCTCGGCGCCTTCGGGGGTGATCTATACGGTCTATTTCGCCGCGTCTTTGACGCTGACTTATAACGTCGCGTCGTTGCAGCTGCCCGGCAAAGCCAACATCACGACACAGGCGGGCGACACGGCGCAATTCATCCAGCTTTCGCCCGGTGTGTGGGTGTGCATCGACTATCAGACTGCATCTGGCCTGAGTGTTGCGTCGAAACGTACCCGCACCATCCTGCCTAGTGGCAGCGGCACTTATTACCCGCCGACGGGCTGCAAGGCGATCCTTGCCAAAGCGGCCGCAGGCGGTCAAGGGGGGGAAGGCGGTCAAGGGGGAGCGGCGCCGGCCACGGCTGGCAATACAACTTTTGTCGGTGGCTCAGTCAATATTATCGCCTACGGCGGCGGCATGGGCACCACGACGGGCGGGACGGGTGACATAAATTTAGCGGGTCAACCGGGGTGGGCGCAGACGATCGTGCCAACTGCCACACCGCTGCCGGGTGGAGAGGGTGGCAGTGGTCCATTTGGCAATGGCGGTCGCGGGAATGGCAATGCCCCAGGGTCAAATGGACAGGGCTACGGCTCGGGTGGTGCAGGGGGAGGCACAACATCATCTGGCACACAAGGCGGCTATGGTGGTCAGGCTGGAGGGTACGTCGAGCAGCTAATCACATCTCTTTCCGCCAGCTACACATATGCGATCGGCGCCGGGACGGCCGGAACTCCCGGTGGCACCTCCGGATATTCTGGCGGCACTGGAACTGGCGGCGAAATCATCATCGACGAATTTTATTGATTGAGGATTGACCATGACCATGATCAGAACCGCTGTTATTGATGTCTCTTCGGCCGCCACAGCCAATCAAGTCATCAACATCGTGGAGTTTGACGGCACGATCCCGTCAGAACCGCTCACGGGTCAGCTTTGGGTTGCCAGCGATACAGCCCGGATTGGCGACGGCTGGAGTGGATCGGCTATCGTGCCGCAGGCGCAGCCGGAACCTTCTCTTGCCCAGGTACAGGCCGGGCAGATCGACACCATCAAATCTGCCTGTGCCACGGCAATCGCCACCGGTTTTTCCTCGACCGCACTCGGCTCGACCAACACCTACACACTGACATCGACCGACCAGATTAATTTGCAAAATGCCTATCTTGCGGCCCAACAGGCTATGAATGGCGCAGGCGCGTGGACAGCCAAGACGGCCACGACGCTCTATCAAGTGATTTTGGTCAACGGCTCTTATTATATTTGCATGCAAGCTGGGACGACAGGCGCCAGTGCTCCGACCTGGCCGACGCCGTTTCAGGTGGACGTTGCGGATGGGGGGGCGGTTTGGGCTCTGGCAGGATGGCAGCTGTCCACTTCGGTGACCGATGCGCAGGGCAATGTCACCACCACAAATCTCTGGCACACGCCTGCTCAGGTCGTTGCAGTTTGGACGCCCTATCTCAATTTTATCGCAACGGCGCGCGCTAAATGCACGGCTCTGATTGCTGCGATCAATGCCGCGACCACCGTGGCAGCCGCGCTGGCGGTGGTGTGGCCGTGATGAGGTGATTGAGGGGGTGTTAAAGACCCCTTCAATACACGCTCTTTTACATCGTGAAATTAGGCCAGAAGGACGGTCGGCGGGTGCGTCAGGAGGACAGATGTCCGCGTCCAAAATCGTTCGCCGAACTGTCTAAAAACAGGCGCCGCGCTATANCGACGCCACAGCCTTCGAGCATATGCACGGTGTCTTCCGTGCAGACA